TCTTCGATAGCGGCTTTCACGCCGCTGTCCCAGCGGTCGAGGGCTTCGGCGTCAGCCTCGAAGGCGAAAGCCTCCGGCAGCCTAACCGGCTTCATTTCGGGGATCGCGCGAAGCGTCATCCTCATCACCTCCGTTGTCGCCTGCCGTGTTGGGTGGCGAGTAGTATTGTCCGCCGTCGCCGTCCGGGCGGGGGTTCATGTCCTCCAGCGCCCGCACCTCGTCGGGGGAAATCACGCCCCACTGGAGACCGCGCGTGTAGGCGTCCCAACGGGCTTTGATGTCGCCACGCACCAGCGCAGCCCGGTTGAACCGCGCGTAAACGTCCCGCTGCGTTTCCGGGATCAGGTCGCGGTTGATCGTCTCTTCCCAGGTCGTCAGGTGGTCCTCTAGCGTGTAGGTCGCGAAGCCGATGGATTGCTGTTCAATCCCGGACCCCCACGAGGTGCTTTTCTCGGTGTCGCCGATCATGTGCGGCGGGACGCCGAAGAACATGGTGATGTCCGAACGCGACATCTTCCGGCTCTCGATCCACTGCGCGTCCTCTGCCGTCATCGCGAGCGGCGAGGCTTCCATGCCCTCTTCCAGGATCAGCGCCTTGCCTTCGCTTTCGCCGCCGGCGCGGTAGGCGTCGAGGCTGGAGCGAAGGAACTCCTGCCCCTCCTTGCCCAGCTTGCCGGGGTGCTTCAGCACCATGCTGGGCCGGGCCGAGTTCTTGAAGGTCGTGGCCCCGTGCGTCTCCTGCACCATGCTCAGGCCGATGGTTTCGCGGGCGTAGGTGATCGGGGACACGCCCGTAACGCCATCCAGCGTCAGCCCGACAAGATGAAAAACCTCGTCCTGCGCGAGATCCACCGCGCCGCCGTCGCGCCGGGTGTACCGATAGAAGATGTCGCCGCTGTCGCCCTGGCTTACCTGCATTCGGTCGGCGTCCAGCGGGACCAGCCCCACCACGCGCCCGCGCGTCTTGGCGATGATGGCGTAGGCGTTACCCTTCAGCAGAACGCTTGCCTGCATCTGCCGGCGGAACTGCGACGGCGTCTGCCAGCTATTCGGTCGGCGGCGCAGAACGCGCCATAGCTCCAAGTCCTCCGCGTCAACGCGGGTATCGTTCGCCACCCGGCGCTTTACATCCAGCGGCAGGTTCGCCACCGCGCCCGAGATGATCCGAACGCAGGCGTAGACCGCCGCCACCCGCATTGCACTCTCAGAGGTGACGGAAGCGCCGGAAGCGGTGCCCGCGTAGCCCACCCGGATCGCGTCTGCCAGCTCCTTAGTCGTCACCACCCTGCCGGGATCAGCCGACTGCGTAGCCGCTTGGGGGCCGCCCCGCAGCCAGTTCATCAATCCCATGCCAGACCCTTCAGATTATCAGCGCACCGCGCGTCTCGTAGACCGAGGGCTGTTCAACCTCTTCCGCCGGAACCACGCCCGCCGCCATCGCCAGCGCCACCATCCCGTCAATTCGGCCGTGGCTCTTTGACTTCGACAACTTCCGGTTGCCCGCCGGATCTTGCTGCACCGTCGCGTTCCGCGCGCAGGTTTCCAGAACCGGGTGCATCCCGTGCCGGATATGCTTGTTCAGCACCGCGCCCTCCAGATCGCGCAGGGCCGGCGACATGCTCTGGTAGCCCTGCCCGAACGGCTCGAATATCGCGTCGATCCGGTCCTCGGGCAGCCCCGCCTTGACCAGCCACGGCCGAAGGTGCCGGAAGTTCCAGCGGTCAAAGGCGATCTTCCGCACGTCATGCACGGCGATGAAATCCGCCAGGAACCCGGCGACGAACTCGTAATTCACGGTCGGGCCGGGGCAGGTCCGCAGGTGCCCTTGCTCCCGCCACAGGTCATAGGGCACCCGGTCTTGCCGGGCCTTCTCCACCAGCCCCTTTGACGGCAGCCAGAACGTTGGGTGGACGTGCATCGCCGCGCCTTCCATCCCCACGGCAACGAAGGCGGTTAAGTCCTGCACTTCCGAAAGGTCGAGACCACAGTAGACCGGCAGCCCGTCCAGCGGCTCCGGTTCGCCCCCACACGCCGCCCAGACGGATTGCGAGACGAACGGGTTGTTCATGTCCACCCGCTGGTTGAGGATCAGGTTGCGGAACTCCGCCTCCTTGCTAGGCATACGACGCGCAATCTCAGCCATGCCACGCGTTTCGTCCGCGTTCTGGAAGTCCCCGAACGCCGGGTTGGCCGCCCGGATCGCCTCGTCCGAGAATGGGTCCGCCTCCACGTCCGCCGTGTAGAGCGAAAGCACCGTGCGCGGGTCCGCCCCTGTCTTCGCATCATCGATCAGCAGGGACAGAAGGTCCGCGTCGGTGGGCGCCTGTGTCGAGATGACCACCGACAGCGGCGCGTCCTGCGCCCCCGTGGCCGTCTCCAGCGCCTCGTATAGCTCCGAACGCGGACCTTTCACCTGCCCCAGCTCGTCGTGCACGATGAACACCGGGCTTAGGCCGTAGGCCGTCGAGGCTTCCGCCGACAGCGCCCGGTACAGCGTTCCGAGTTCTTCGCAGTAAAGCTGCTTTGCCGCATCGCGGATACCAACCACAGCACCCAATTCGGGCGACATGCGGACGATCTTCGCAGCGAGGGCGAACAGAACCGCCGCCTGCTCCCGCGATTTCGCGGCACTGAACAGCTGAGAATTCAAACGCGCCTCCGGCCCGCACAGGTGCAGAAGGTTCAGGAACGCCGCCAGCGCGGTCTTGCCGTTCTTCCGGCCAAAGCTGAGGATCGCGCGCCGCGTCCCGGCCGGGTTGTCGTAGATCTTGCGGATTTCCGCCTTCTGCCAATCCCGCAACCGCACCGGCTCGCCCACGTCCCGCCCCTCGGGAATGCGACAGAAGCGTTCTATCCAAGCGATGTTGCGCTTGGCGCGGGTCAGCTCTCCCAAGGCTTCGCAACCGCCTTCTTCTCGCGGTTGCCCCGGTGGTTGGATAGCGCCTGCTGCGTGATCCGCATCCGGGTCGCCAGCGACGACACCGCCCGGCCTTCCCGCTCCTGCATCTTCAACAGCGTGTCGTACTGCTGAAGGTCGAGATCCTGTTCGCCCTCGGTCGCCTCGATCAACTGCGCCACACGCCGCGCCGCGATGACGTGCCGGCAATACTGCGACAGGAGCGGCAGGGTCTCAGCGCCAAACCAATCCGCCGGCAACGCCTCCGTCACGCCCTGCCAGACTTCCGCCTGTTCGTCCGTCAGTTCCGCCGGCGGCCCCGGACGCCGCACAGCTTGCACCGCCTCCGCCCGAACCACTTCCAGCGATGCCGCTGATTTCCTGCCGCGTTGCGCCATAGTTTCACCTGGAACCTTTTTGCTTACGGATTAGCGGAAAGTGGCTCCCCGCGCCGGTCCCCCCGGAAATGCCCCTAGAGATTGGACCCGCCCCCCCGTGTCATTCTGGCCACAGGGCGCCCGCAATGCCGGGACACCTAGGCCACTGTCCCGTCGGATGTGTGGCCGGTTTGACCGGCACCTAAACACGCCACTGCCCGCACCCGCTTTTTGACGGTATTCGAAAACCGTCAAACTTATCGGTTCCACCACATCGCAACAGGTGCCAATCCGAGGGCATCCAAATTGACGAAGGAACGCAGCATGACTGACACCACCACCTCCCATCGGCGCATTGGCGCTGCCGAAGTCCGCACACTCTGCGGCGGCGTCTCCGATATGACCCTGTGGCGCTGGCTGGAGGACGAGACCCTTGGCTTTCCCCGGCCTGCTTACATCGCTCGCCGGCGCTACTGGCGTGAGTCTGACATCCTTGACTGGCTGGAGGCCAAGGCAGCAGAGCCTCGTCCCGTCACGCCCGCCACAGGGGCCGCCCGTCCTCGCTGAACCCCGGCCCCTCGGTGATCCCCCGCGCCCGCTGTGCCTCTGCCTGTGTCTTGGCGTCGTGGCACTCGGTGCATATCGATTGGAGGTTGTCGTGGTCGTCGGTGCCGCCTTCGGCCTTGGGGGTGATGTGGTCCACCGCTGTCGCCGGTGTGGGGCGGCCGGTGGCTAGGCATGGCTGGCATAGGTGGCTGTCGCGGGTGAGGATGACTTGCCGCAGCTTCGTCCAGGCGCTGCCGTATCCTCGGGCATGGCGTGAGCCTCTGCCCTTCCATTTGC